TCTGAATCCTTCTGGTGTACTGGCTGCACAAAACTGGCGAACATTACCAGCCCTCAATCGTCCAAGTATTTTAGGGAAAGCTTTATCTGCTATTGCTGGACTTACTACATCTATTTCATCAACTAATACATGACTCAAGTTCAATCCAATAATCCTCGACCAGTTCTCGAAGCTGCGGCATAATAGCTTGCTGTCACCTTCTTTAAAGTGCAAAGTATATTCTGGAAGTGGACTAGCTCTAAAAGTATATGGTATTTCATATTGCTCAAGAAACAACTCAAAGTCTGTCTGCCAAATATCCCTAATCAATGGGGCAGTTGGTTCCATAACAGCACCAATAAATCCGATATTCATAGCTGCCAGCTTGACTGCCATACTGCACAAGGCTCTTGTCTTACCAGCACCATATCCAGCAGAAAGGCCAACTATTTCATTTTGATTATCAAAGAACTGTTGTTGCGGTGGGTGCAAATCTGTTCTTATGCGATCTAATAAATCATCAGTATCAATATCAACATATCGACTGCCTATGTGATCTAAGACTGATCCTTCTCTATTCAGTATGCTCAAGACATCACCTGACCGACCTTTGCCATTGAGTTTATACAGCCTAAAGCAACTGTTAACTGCCCTGATTTCCTAGCCTCTTTTGCCAGTGATGCGTATTGAGCTAGAACTTCAGCCGTAAATTGTCTGCGGTCAATATCAAAGTCTTGCTTCAAGATCACAGTTGCCTCTTGAATATATCTGTCTATTGATCTTTGACTAACACCCCACTCTGTTGATGCAAACTGACTTATTTCTGATCGAACAGTACCAACAGACAAAAGCTTGGCCACTTTGTTCACTCTAAACTCATGCTCATTCTTGCTAGTTCTGCCGTTAGACACTATGGAATTATGGTTTTTATTATTCTAAATGTAGCGTCAATCGCTAGTTTTTGTCGATTTCAATTTAATCAATTAACTAAACGGCCTAATCTTTTCACTAATAGTTGGTAAGTTTCCATAGGTGTCATGTTTGAAGCTTTAGCAAGTTTGCAAAGTTCTTTCAGATTTTGTGGGCCTTCGACCCAAGAAGAAATATCTTCAATTTTTTTTAGTTTCATGGTTTTTGTTTTTGTTGTTTTTGCTCTTCCCAACTTCCTATAAGGTATAAAAGATCAATTACACGCTTTCTTGCTGCCAAGATGCGATCATTATTGAAGCTATCAAAATCTTTATTTTTCATCAAAAAGGCAATGTAGATTGACTAAAAGACTCTGGTTTTTTAGGTAAACACCAAAGATGTTCTTTCTTTCCATAGTTACCCATAACAAAGTCTTTTGTTTTTTCTAGTTTGCCACCATCAGATAAGTTTGTCATAGCTCTTCTAATTGATGTTATGGGGCAGTTAAGACCTGAGATAGAAAGAACCATTGATGGACTTAGTGGTGTTTCGTACTGCTTGAAACAATTTATGATCTTTTGTTCCTGTGTTTTAGCTTTTGAATGTGACCTAGCTAATTCATCAGGATTTTCTTGTATGGTGTTATAAAAAGTCATGGTGCAAAATCTTTGACAAGATCATTAGGTTCTACTTCTTTTTGTAGTAGATCAACAAGATAATTTGTTTGTTCGTGTAAAGAATCTATTTTTTCATCAATGTCTGAAACTGAATATAAGCCAGCATCAAATTGTTTTATCTGCTTTAAGTAGGCACTTCCATATTTATTTATCTGATGATAAAGAACACCATGCAAGTTTTGAAGGCTTTTTTCTGCTTCAAATAAAACATCATGTAATTTTTTACATTCAGAATAAGGATCTACTTCTTGTGTATTTCTTTCCTGTTCCCATACTGGTATAGTTGAAGTTTTAGGTTCTTCGTAAGTTGTATTTGTTGATGTTTGATTTGTAGTGTCTGAAATAGAAACTGTTTCTAAATCATCATTTGATTTTAATTCTGGTTGTTTTTGTGTTGAAGATATTTGCGTCCTATAAGAATAATATGCTCTATTGACTTGATGGTATGTTGGAACTTTATTACTTCCAGCTTCAGAACAGGCAGCTTTCCAAATTTCAACAGCTTCTTTTGGATTTTTTAAATAACCTATGATTGGAGTTACTTGAGTTTTATTGGTTGGTAAAATTATATTTTCATATAAATCCTGTAATATTTCGCAACGAAATTCATAAAAACCTCTTAAATTTCTTGCCGATTGATCGCTTATTGGCTCTGCATTACCTGTTAATTTTGCAGATTCTTCTTTTAAATAATCAGGCCATAATCGACCTCCGTTAACACCCCTATATAACTTTTGTCTCTTAATTTTTAAAAGACCAGCACCTATAGCTAAATCTCTTTCCATTTTTCCTTGAAAAGAGGTTTTAATTACTGTTTCAGTTTCAATTAATTCTTTTTGTTCTTGTTCTGTCATAGGAGACTCTTCAAGAATCTCCGTTTGACCAACAATCTCAGGGATTATTGAACTACTCATCATTACCACCTAAAACTGGTTTAAATGCTTCGTTTAATTTTAAAAACTTTTTTTGTGCTACAGGTAATGCAGGTAGTTCTTTAAAATCACTATTTTTTGCGTGTTGTGCAAGTGTGATAATTTTTTCTAACCTTGATTCCATCTGGTAGTACCATTTCTCAATTTCTTCATTTGTGGCAGAAGCACTTAATAAAGTAACAGTCATATTAGAACTATCAGGTCTTAGAACAAGGTTATATGCAGTATGTAAATATTTAGCTGCTTTTTTTAGGTTTGATAAAACTGAATTATCAGTAATTGTTTTCTTACCTAAAGAAGTTAAATAGTTATTAACTGAATCAACAATGACAGCAATTGGAATAGGTTTGTTTTGATTTAAACCATGTTCTTCAGCACCCCTTAGTGCCAATAAAGGAGAAGTAAGCATTACACCATTCCATACAAAAGATTCCCAACTTGGATCATTTTTTAAACGATCAGAAAGCTCATGTTTGTTTTGTTGCATTTTCAGCTTGAGAGTTTTTGGTGTAATCTCATCTAAGAGATAATTACCTATTTGCTGTGGTTTTTTTTCACGCATTGGAAAAGTAATAGAAGTCATTGAGTAAATAAGAAACATATACTCTTCAGAGTGTATATGCACTAAATACAGTTGTCAATAAGTTAAAGTGATTTCATTTTAAAGTTTACAAGTTGGTCTTTCACCTTTTGGACTTCTGGTGGTAATTTAGTTTTTTTATTTTTTAAATTATTAGCGATTACTTTATTCATCAACTTAGTTGTTTTGATCCAGCTTTCTTTTCTTATGTTATGGATCTCTCGAACAATATCAATGTCGAGGTTAACACCAATATTGTTTCTTATAGTTCCATCAAGTTCTCTGTAACCTTTGCAGATTAGTTGATTATCCTCATCATATTTTGCGTTAGCTGCTGCACAGTAACAAATAAGAGCTAAATCATGTCCACCACAGCGTTTTCCTGAGTCATCTATATCATAATCAGGCAAGTGTTGGTTGATAAGTCCGTCAGAATTGTGGATTATTCCAGAATCGTTACAAGCGTGACATTCATAATATGGTGCTTTGAAGGTTACTTCCCGATCAATGGGCCTTCTTTTGTAGCTTTTCATGGGGTGTTAAAAAGGGGTGGTTTTGGGTTTTTTAAATGTAGGTGCTTTTTTATCAAGTGTCAATAAATATTGCTCATATTGACCATTTTTGATCCAACGATGGGCATCACAGAAAAGTGGTGAGAACTTATCCTGTTTCAATTGCTTTGTTCTGGCCCTAATATCGGCCTCAAGGCAGTTTTTTAGTTTGTCCCTTGTCTTTGTATCTAATTTCATAAATTCGTTGTATGCAAGCTTTTTTGACAGAGATATGACTCTCATGTTTTTTGGTATTTCCAGATAGGTTTTCCAAAAAGGTTCAAAGCTTTTATTTTTATAGATATTTGTTTTAGATACTATTGTTTTAGTTAGGGTCGTTCTCAACGAC